GCGGATGGACGCCACCTGTGAGGCGGTGACGTTGTAGTGGTGAGAGTAGTACGCCAGGGCGTCGTGAAGGCTCACGGTACTCGAGCTGATGTACGCAGTTTTGTAGGGGTTTTCTTCGACAAATTTGTCACCATCAGGAATTTGTCGTTCGATGCCTCGTGCATAGGACAGGAGGATCGGGTCCCACGTGAACATCCGGAGTGTTGAAGCGATTCCACGCACCCAGGAGGCTTGTGTCCTGTTGTTGCGATCGCTTGTGTCACAAAGGATTCTCGCGAGGAGCTTCCCCGTTTTGGGGACGAGAATGTATGTGCTCGCCGACTGCATGAATCGTCCAGAGCAGAATTCTGCGTCCCATGGGTTGAAGGAGAGCTTGGCCTCAATTTCCATGCCAAGACGCCTGTAGGAGTTGATGATACCATCGGTCCCTCCAGCCCTGGCAATCTCACGATCGGTCGTGATGGTTACTGAGTCGTCTCCACATACTATAGAAAGCCACTTGCGACCAAACCCATGAATATGCGTCTTCATGGCCATGTTGATAATGGTGTCGCCACAGGAGGTGTCGGGCCATCCTGACTGCATAGCTGGCTGTGTATAGTATTTGGCACCAGACTTCGATCTCCCGAAGTTGGTTGGGGTTCGTCCAGTGCCGCGTCTGAGCTTTGACGCGATTTTCCTGGGTAGCTTCCAGTCGTACACTTGATACAGGAAGTTGAACGCTTGTGGGCCGATGTGCATGTCGAATCGGGACTGGTCATCTTCAAGTACGACCAGGCGTTCCCCATCCTCCAGCATTCCCTCAATTAGATCGAGGGCCTGGCCGTACGCCTGTCCAATTCCGATGTTGGTCATGCCGCAAGTATAGATGAAATGCCTCCCATGGGTGAGGTCGGCGGGGATGAAGGCCTTGGGCAACAACGCCTTTCGCAGGTTCTTGGCGAGGCGTGTTATGTACCTTCCACAGACATAGTTGAGCTCAGGGGGTGAAGCCTGTATGAGCCTCGGATCCTTGAGTCCGACTATGTCCTGAGCTATCTCCCCGTCGTGGATGCCAAGGGGTAGCACGCTTGGCATCTCTCTGTTGGCTTTCTCCCTCTTGACGAAAGCGTTGGCCTCGAACAGCACGCCCTTCCTTCTAGAGTAGGGCATCTCGATGATGTCTTCGTGCAGCCGTCGATACAGTCCACGCTTGGTAGCGGGCATCCTTGCCAGCCAGTCCTCGAAATTCATTCCTTTGGTTACTCGTGTAATCGGAGTGAACATATGAAGGACGTCGGCAGTCAGCATGTCCCAGGCGTTCTGGATGTGGGCTGGATTCTGGGAGAAGGTGGGCAGGTTCTTAATCACCCTGCCTTTGATAGCAAGCTCTTCACAGTGGTGGCACATTCTGTACACAGTGGGTCTATACCCCTCAACACAGCCAATGTTTCGAGTTCCAAACTTTGGTATGCATTCGGGGTCAGTAGTGTACGTCACGTTGGCTCTTCCAAACACCATGTTGTTGTCTGGCCTGCCGTCGGGCCTGAGGTTGGGCGGTAGTACCGGTGGATCCCTAACGACCCCATACGTACATATGTCCTGCATCACTTCGCAGTGCGAGAAATCGGGTTCAGTCTTGGCTCTTGTGACATCCATAGCCCATGAGTATGGTAGATATGGTCCACATAGAGCATTCCACCCGAAATGCACAGCTACGTTTGCAATTCGCAGTCTTGGCTTGCCAGTGTACGCTGCTCGAGGGTCTATTCGTGC